TAACATCTGCTTCGGCTTCTAGTACTTTGTTGTAGATTTTGACTTTACTACCTACCGATACTTCTCGAACGTAATCAAAAAACTGATCCAAGTCCATAGCTTCCTGTGTAAACTTAGGAAACCTCTCAAAGATAGTTTTAGTACCAAGTCCAGGTACTCCAGGAATGTTATCACTATCATCTCCGATTAGGGATCTGTATATAGCAAAGTTAGCTGGTGGTACTCCATACTCAGTGATCACATCATCAGTATAGAACATACGCTTTTTAGTTGGACTCCATATGTGAACACGGTCATCTACTAACTGCATAAAGTCTTTATCTGAAGACATTATAAATACTTGTGAATCCTTTACAGCCAAATAGTCATTTGCTAAATAAGCAATAACATCATCTGCCTCTGAACCATCTACAGTCATAGTAGTGATAGGCATGATCTCCAAGTACTGAATTAGTCTTAGTAACTGCTTTAGTTGGTTATCTTCCTTGTCAACTGTTTCTGATCTGTTTAGTCTAATCTTTACTTTTCGATTAGCTTTGTAATCTGGGAATATTGATCTTCTACGAGCTGAGCCATTCTTACCATCAAATACCATAATAACCCTAGTTGGATTAATATTCTTGATAGCATGACCTAAGCTTAATAGTGATCCTGATATTCCTCCTACATGCTCTCCATTGCCGTTCGTAACGGGACTCGCTGAGTATGCTCTTATAAAGAGATTGAGACCATCCACAATTAAAACCCTAGAGTTTTTGTGGATAGTCTCAGTTTCACTTTGTCTGAGCTTGAGCTCATTAATCAGCGCTTGATATTTGTTTATCATTAATCTATCAAATCTCCATCATCAACTGATACTGAATCTGGATCAAATCCATTTTCAGCTTTATACTTCATGATAAAGATATCGCATATCTTGTTGTAACAAAACTCTTTTAACTCTGGATCTGACTCCAACATGCCTTTCCAATCCTTAGACATAAACTTCATCTCTTCTCCAGTAATCTCATTCACCAATGTGTAATAAGCTCCTGATTGTTTGAGTAAGCTATAGTCTTTCATGATTGTTAACCAGCTATTTGTATCATCGATTCCTGAACTAAAGTAGATATCGAAAGTTGCTTTCTTGAAAGGAGGTCCCATACGATTCTTAATTACTTGAGCTTCTGTTTGTACTCCAATAATTTGTTCCGTCTTACCACTACCACTCTTTAGCTTTCCTACACCTTTAAGTCTAATCCTGCAACTTGCATGAAAACCTAAAGCCTTACCACCACTAGTAGTCCATTTGTCACCGAACATTACACCCATCTTTTCACGAAGTTGTGATGTACAGATCAAAAGAACTCTTTGCTTTGCAATGATGTTTGTAATCTTACGCATTGCTTTTGACATCAAGATAGCTTTTGAAGTTGCCCAACCATCTTTGTCATAGTCAGCATCTTGCTCTATCTTAGTAGTTGCAGCTGATACTGAATCCAATGCAATAGTAACTAAACGATCTTTTGAACTCTTACGAACTGTTTCGATGATATTCTCTACAGCCTCAAAAGAATCCTCAATAGTTTCTAGAGGTACATACAACATGTTTGATACATCTACTCCAACAGCTGTTAAGAACTCTTCACTCAAAGCATTCTCTGTATCAATATACACTGCCAATCCACCTTTCTTTTGAGTATTTGCTAATGCATGTGCTACAATTAAACTTTTACCTGAAGCTTCCATACCCTGTAACTCAATAATACGACCTACTGGAAATCCTCCATTTGGTCTATTAGAGATAGCAAGGTCTAAGAGAGTGGATCCTGTTCCGACCCACTCTGTTAAATCTGTTGGTGTTTCTTCTTCTCCACTTAGGAAATGAGCAGCCTTAAAGTCTTTAAACTGTTTATTTAAACTGTCAGCTAATAATGAAGCCAGTTCGTCCCTGCCTGATATTTCATCAGGTACTTTTTTTGTCTGCTTTGCCATAACTCTTAGGAATTAAATAATGAATCAAATGCTGAAGAGATATCTTCTGATTTGGTTGCTGTAGTAGCTCCAGTGATAGGACTTCCTGATTGCTTAGTGCCATCTTGAGTTCCTGCATTTGGATCTAACCATTTTTGTAATGCATCAGTCATTTCTTCATAGCTTAGTTCAGTGAACAAGTCTTTAAGATTTTTCTGACCATTTACGATCTTCTCAGCAATTTCTTTATCTGTTGTTGCTGGAGTTGTGTTAGGTTTAACACGTACTGTTGTAGTTGGAAATGCTCCTTCTTTCTCTGCTGCTGTATATTCTACAGTAACGTCACGTCCATTCATGATATCAGTGATATCTCCGTAATCAGGATCTGAAATGATGCTCAGTAACTCAGTAAAGATTTGTTTACCGAAAGCCCAAAACTTAACACCTTCATGCTCTAAACCACGAACAATTACTGGTGCATAAACCCGAAACTTAGGCTCAATCTTCTTACCCAATTTCCAGTCATCTTTGTCTCCTGACTTCTTTAACTTCTCTGCAAATTCTACGATTGGATCTGGACGACCGAATGATACCGGTGATACCATTGTACGCTTTCCAATTTCATAGTGGAAGTACATTTCTTGAAAAGGATTGTTTTTGTCGAATGCGTAGGGTACGATACGTACTTGAGTTTTTCCTACTGTTGGTTTCCAAATGTGCTCGCTAGCCTTATTTCCACCACCACTGTTTGTTTGTTGCATCTGTTGCAACTTTGCTTTAATCGAATCTAAATTGATTGCCATTTTTTACTTGTTTTTAATTGTTAAACTTACTTGACTTTTATTAATATAGGGATTCTTTTAACTACTTGCAACTATGTTGCTAACTTTTTAAATCCCTAATGCTTGTCTACTGTTTGGTACTTTTTTGTCTCTTAATATGACAATTCCTTTATTTCTATTGTTTTGTAGTTTGTTTGGCCATCTGCCAATAACATCATGTCTTTATAATTGTTCCATTCAATAATGAACGTCTTATCCAATACTCCATTGTTTAAAATGCGAATTAAACTATTAATTGCATTGATACTGTAGAATGTATTAGTTTCTTTTTTGCGATTGATAGAGATTGTATTACCTAATCTTCTTTCGCTAGTACTTACGTTATATATACAAACAACATTGTTAGGAGCTTGAATATAGTAATAACATTTCATATTTGCAACATCATCAACACTATATGCTTTATAGATATCTCCAATACTAACTGGTAGTTTATCTAAATAAGTAAAAGTGCAAAGTAGCTGAGGTCTCATTTATTTGATAGTACTAAGCTTCTTTTTTAGCTTTGTTTAATTGGTATGTTTTAAGCGCAATATTGGCTTTTTCTACTTTATCCTTTAATCCCTCTTCTGCTGGGTCTATTGTATCTTCTTCCTTGATGTTCTTGCGCTTCATACTCTTCTCACGAAGTATACTTGCTACCTCCTCACGAATCATTTTAACTAATTCTGATTTTTTCATTTATTTTGTACTTTTTTTAGTCATTCGCAGTACTGCAATGGATAGTAGAGTTATCACAAAGAATACAAAGAAAGCGTACATACCTAGCTTAAACCAAATACTCGCTTCAGCTGCTTTGGCTCCATATAAATCGGTCATCACCTTCATAACATCAGACTCAGCCATACCTTGTATTGTTTTATAATACCATTGGTTAAAGGATTGATCTATGTAATTGCCAGCAGATCCTATTGCAGTTATACCACTAAACAACCCTCCTCCAACACCCAACTTAGCACCAACCATTGCAAATTTCCTTACCTTGTCTACAAAGCCTTCTGATATTTGTTGTGATTGTGTTTCTAAATCTTTTTGTGCTTTACTAATTGAATTTGGTTGTATAGGACTTGCTTTCAACTTATTAATATCGATAAACTGTGCAGCAGCATCGTAATTTTTAGCAGCTGCTTCTGTTGCTGCACTTTTAATTTTACTCAGAAAGTCCCCAAGTTTGCCTTCATTGAGCTGTTGCTCATACACAACTACTTGAACTTCTTCACGGATTAGTTTTCTAAATTCTGACTTTTTCATTACCTAGTTATTTAATATAAATATGTCCGTTTACTGTAAACACTTATAATTACTACCTGTTTTTATTTTAAATGGAAAGTGACTTGGTATCACTTTATTTAAAGACTCTTGCAATAGTTCACACCTATCTTTTGGTAAATCGAATAGGATACTATCATAGGTGTATAATACTGGTATTATATCTTTATTTAAGATTTTAAACAACTCACTAAGCATTGTTACGTTCTGTTCTGTTTCATACATTTGAATAAAGTAATTAAACAGTGTGTATACGGTTATATCCTGATAATTAGCCAATGTCAGTCTTCTACCTGATATAGGACTTTCTACATACCCACTACTATTAGCTTCTCTCCAAATCTCTTGTGCTAATGCCTCAATAGATGCAAAGAAAGGTATGTGCATGTATTGTTGTTGTATCCCTCCATATATCTGTCTAAAGGTCATCTCTTTAGCTTTCTCAATATCCTCTTGTGTTGGTGTTTGAGTATTGCTGTAATGTTTAGCTAAGTGTTCATATACATTTTCACCTTTAAAGTCATATCCAATTAAAGATGCAATTAGTCTTGGGTGATATGAATTAAAATCAATCTCAACTAAAGTACCGAGTCTATTTACAAAACAGTTTCTAGTATCATCCTCTTTATTTAAAGCTGCAAAGTTTATACCACCAAACCTATTACTTGGTCTTCCAGTTGTTGTGTAGTAGTTGTATTGTGTGTAACATGAGTTACCAACTCTACTAAAGGTTTTACTAAAGCGTTCTTCAAATAAAGTAGGATCAATACTTAAGCCATGTCTTTCAATATTATAAAACACATTTTGTAATTGGTGTTGATAGAATGGTAATCCTGCTTGTTCATCCTTAATCCATATGTCACTGAAGATACTTAAAGCAATCTCTTCATGCTTAAGTAGTGGTACTAAATCATTTATCTTGTGACAGTTTTGGTATTGTCTAGTGTAGTGGTTGATTACTCCTGGAGTATCTAACTCGTAAGGTTTGTTTGTGAATAGATAGTATTGCATTTGAGCATCTACGTAGCTATCTGTATTGTATCCACAGTACTTTAGTAACAATATGTCATAACAATATACCTTGGAATCTTTTAAGAAATCTAAATCAGATATGTTTAATATTCCGTCAGGATGTCCATTACTAATTGTGTATGCTTCTTTTGATTGGGTATCGATTACAACAAATCCTATAATTGGATTATTGCACCTATGAAGTCTATCATCCTTTTTGATAGGATATAAGAACACAGACTTATTCTTTAGGTTTTGTATTTGTTGTATATTATCTACGATCATGTAGAACAATATACATACTTTTAAATTAAAATCAAACGAGAGTGATTCTAGCGTATTCTAGATAATTTCTTATAGCGTAATTTATACTTGGCACTAATGCAGAGGCAATACTTATCTGATATTGGTTGTACTTGGTTATACTTTGTGTTGATCCAGTAAGTTTCCACTCTATTGATGTGTAGGAATGTATACTGCCATCAATACCACCAGTTTTGTTAATTTGATTAAACTGTGCTGAGTCTATTTCGATAGCATAGCTTTCACTGTCTTGTATTTTTTCAACAAAGTATCGAGAATCTACTCCTACTGAGTATACTTGCTCATTTGGTTTATATAGGTATGGCTTTGGATCAACAAAGCCTAATACTTTTGGTTTAAATCTAAATGCTCTATCGTAGATGTAGTGTTCTGGATTTGCAAAGTATCTTTGTAGAAGTTGTGCATTGTCATTAGGTGTAGGTCCTGTTTTAGCAACATTGCCATCATAGTGATACTCTCCAACATAGTTTATGCCTCCGTAACTAAACTCACCACCTTTTGTGTAAAGGTAGATATTGTCATTTTTTCTTACGCCATATTCACTAGTTAGTTTTGCCATTATGGTAAGGTTATAGGTTTGCCGTTTTGATCAAACAAAATTCCTCCTGTGTTTGGTATTGAATTTGTTGTAGGTGGTGTTGTTGCTATTGGGTTTTGATTATTGCTCTGTGCAGTAACCGATACAAATGAGGTCACTCCTAATAAACTTGATGCAGCGTTGATCACCTCTACTGGACGTTCTTTTATTGGTTGAGGTTTCATTCTCGGTATTGTATTGATTTGTGTTACCCAACCTGATGGATTAATTGTATGCTCAACAGAAGTAACTTGCCAGTCATAGGTATCTCTTATGTTTTCAGGAATACGATTACAAGTTATAAGTTGACCAAATCCAAAACCACCTATACCATCTATTGTTAGACTTAACTCAAATGGTAATGGTTGTCCTGCACAATGCTGATCATCTCCTTTGTATACACTATCTGCGTACTCTTGTCTTAGTAAACTTGCTGCTTGATTTGTTGACTCGTCTGTTACACCTTTACTCTGAAGTTCCTGCATAGTCTCTTTAAAAGTTTTCTTCACTTGATCTGGACTTTTGCATGGTTCACACTCAGCATACACCAAAGGCTTTCGAGCTAAATTTGTATAAAACTTTGAGTTTACTAGCACTCCAATTTTAAATGGTCTAAGACTTGCTGCTTGGCAGGGATTTTTTGGATCAGTACTTACTGCTGTTGGTAGCTCTTTTGTACTTTTATAGTTACCAGAGTACAAAGCTTGAGTCTTCATGGCTGAAGTCATTTTCATATTGAAGCTCATATCTCTCAATATAGACCTTCTTGTCTCTTTGTCATTTTGTGTTAAAATCTTGCCAGGAAAATCGTATACTTGTACTTTTTGATTTCCTATACCTGGAAATTTAATATCTACTACTGATAGTTTGGGATACTTAAAATTTTCATCCTCGTTGTTAGTTATTACTTCAAATTCCCATAAATCACCACAAACGCTGTTTATCTCGTTTAATACGTTTGTAATAAAAGTTTTTACTTTAAAGTCTCCTGTCTTAGCATCTTCTACTGCATTCAAGTGTTTTATTAACATGATAACATTTAATCGAATTCTAGATAGCATTACACCGCCTTTATCACCTTCCTTAACTATTGCTGAGGGTATGCCTTCTAGCGAATTTTGATTATCGTTATCTAGTAGATATCTTGCCAGTTGTGTGCCTGGAATAATGCATACTCGAGGATCAGTTGATTCTAATAGTCTATGGTATGATAATACAACACGACTACTATCAAGACATCCATTTGTAAAACTTTTTTCCTTGGGATCGAAGGGAAAGCTATATAGATTTACCGCAGCTTCGAATGCAGCCCAAGTCATATAAACTTCATCTGTGCCTGCTCCCATATTGAATGTAAAGAGACTTCCAAGTGCTCCAAGAAGACCACCACTACCACCACTTGCATCTCTCACATCTCCCGTGTATTGGTGAACCTCAAAAGAAACATCTTCAGGATTTCCTCCCAATGCTCGTGTTACGTTTTTAAGATTTTCTATTCCAGTAAATGCTTGCAAGCCATATTGATCTCTATACTCTGCTCGCATTTTACCTCTAGTACTTGTTCGATTCTTTGTACTTGCTAACTGGAATAAATAATTATATAATAGAGATCTGTGTTCGGAAGCTTTTTTATTTTCATCACTTTTTACTTCTTGTACACATTTGCTACCTAGACTAGGTGGGTTAGTTGTTGAATCTACGCAAGGAGTTTCAGTAGATCCTCCAATAAGAGCTTCAGCAGCTGATATTACTTCCACACTACAATTCCAGTATTGTCCTTGTGTTAAACTATAATTAAAGTTAGTAACTAATCCTTGTAGACCTTCGTAGTTTGGGTTTTTTTTAGTCTCTTGTAGTATAATACTATTAACAGTATTATCAGTCTCAGTATCCTTAGCAGGTATTTCTGGCATGTAGAATCCCCACTCTACCCTAACACTCATTCCAGGAATGAACAAACACTTTTGTAATTCTAATAATTGATTATCATCATAAGCTATTATAGATATAGTAGTCTTTCTTGTTGTTCCTAATTCACCTTGCTTTGTTACTTTAACTTCTGTTACTATTGGGTAAGGTGAGTATGTTGTTGGATCATACAATGGTGCACCAACACCAACTCCTTCCTTAGCTAACTGCTGTCTTGATCTTAGAGTATTGTTAACTCTTTTATCATATCTAATACCTTCGTTAGTTATAGGATTGTTTAAACTAGCCACTGTACACTGATCACACATACTCGTTATACGAATTTGTGGATGTGCTCCTTGGATCTCTGTGAGGTATAGAACGTTTCTTGCACGTTTATCTAACTCTTCTTGAGTTTTTATTGGTACTTGTTTTTTACTAAACGGGTTAGTCATAACTTTATTTGTTTAATTCCTTATAGTCTGATAGAATCTGAGACAGGCTTGCTGGTATTCTTAGTTGTTGGTTTGGTGGGATTGTCATTGTACCTTTTCCAATTCCATTGGCTTCTGCTATTATCCACCAATAACCCACACTACCATAGTAATTATTTGCCAATAAATCAAGCCTATCTCCTGGTGTTGTTCTGACATAAATGTCATCTGCACTTCTTGGTATAGGTGGATATAGTGCTGGTTTAACAACTGTTTTACCACTATCATCTTTTTTTGTTGCTATATTGTCGTATCTGTATATCATACTATGCAAATGGTATAATTCCTGCTGTTGGTACTTTACTGTCATCACCAATACCAACAATAAATCTAAAGTCCATAGAAACGTCTACAATTTGTGGTAATTGTTTATCTATATCCCAAGCATACTCAGCCATTTGTACATCATACTTAACTGAGTTTACTGCTATTGGTGTATTTATATACCACTTTCCTAAAGTAAAACTGCATATAGGTGCTTTCATCATTGTTCCTTGTGTTTTAGGAGCTGTGGGAATAGATGCCACCCTTACTAAACTTTGTAATTTACCATAGATGATATCCATGTCTTTGCTTGATAAAGCTGGTACTTTGAAAGCTATATTACCTGCCCTCACAGTACCTCTATAGGAGTGTATAGTTTCTAACCTGTTTAATAGTTTGGTATCTTCCCAAGTAACTGTCCAACTATCACTAAAGTTAGTAATATATGATCTAAATACAATAGGAGTACTTGATCCTAATGGTCCAATTTTTAAAGTAACAAAGTCAGATTTGCGATCATCATCAACTACTGCGTTTAAAGGACTCCTTTGTTCTACTGAACCGTTATTGGTTATGTAATCAGTTGGCTTTGTGTCATCAATGTACTTGATTGTGAACACTCCTTGAGCTTTGCTATCCTTTCTGAGACCTTCTCTAAAGTCTGGTCCAATTGTACCTGGAGTTGTAGATCCAGCTTTTGCTTTTATTTGATTATAAGTCAAAGTTTGATAGTCTGAACCTGGATTTTTTAACGTATCATTATTGGCTAGTTTATTCCCCTCCGTACTACCAATACCAACGGTTGGATTAGATGGAGCTCCTTTTGTAGTCGATATTTGTTTAGATACGTCGACTGACATTGATGCCATTAAATCTCTACTATCGTGAACAATTAGGCTATAATCAAAATCCCATTGGTATTTGTTCCCATAAGGCTTGCCAATTTGACCTAAACCACTATATGTGGTGTTTATTTCTTTTAGAGGTATTTGTGGTTCTACAAAGGTTTGTGGTGTAGCTCCATTAAGGTATTTTGCTAACCCATTACGAGTAACTAGTGCAGTAACTAGTGGATCGATCTCTTGATTAATTGCCGCATCTTGAAAGTATGTTGAACCTTCCTTTGTTACTGATGTAGGTATTCCAGAACTACCATGTTTTACTGTTGGTGAAAAAGATGCTAATGCTCTATCAGCTGCATATCTTAGAGCTCTGAGTATTGGTGATTGATCAGCTTTTGGTAATGCTAAAACTTTCCGAGTTCGTACAAATTCTACACCACCTTTTGGAGTATCTAAATCAGTTGTTGGTGACTGTTCTTCTTTTGATAATGCTAAAACTTGTCTAGTTTGTACAGATTCTAAACCACCTTTTGGAGTACCTAAATCGGTTTGAGAAACCATTTGACCTGTAGCTGAATCAAACCATCTAGTTGAATAGTCTTCTAATTGGACTACACTTTTAGGAATATCTAAAACAACACTACTGTATAGCTCTAGTTCTTTTTTGGGTGTTCCTAATCCAACTTGGGAAACTAACCTTCCTTTAGATGAATCAAACCACTCAGTAGTGTAATCTTCCAGTATAGGTATACTTTTTGGCACTCCTAATACCACATTACCTTTTTGTGGAATAGTGCCAGACAATCTTGATCGTACTACATTTATAACAGACTTTACAATGTTGTTGGTAGTTATAGTTCCTTGTATTGTTAGTATTGCAGCGTTGGTGAGTGCTAATATTGGATTAGTTCCAGGACCTTGTAGAGGAGCTAGGAAAGGTGTAGTGAGTGCTAATACTGGGTTAGTTCCAGGTCCTTGTAGGGGTGCTAGAAAAGGTACAGTAATTGCTAGTATTGGATTAGTTCCAGGTCCTTGATTAACTCCTAATGGAAGTATTGTATTAGTAAATGATTGATAAACTCCATTACTAAAAAAAGTACCTTGCAATAATAGACTATCATAAGTCAGTACTGATATGTTTATAAAAGAACTAGCAACTCCATTAGCGTATATCAATCCCTGACTCAATATAGGATTAAATATTATTGGGTTTTGACCTCCTTGTGCAATGTTAGTTTTAACTGGTTGTATTACGGTAGTACTGGTATGGTTAAAAATTCCAAATGGAGTTATTTTAATATACTTAGTGTGTACGTCTGATAAAAAGTATTCACCTAGATGAGATGTACTTCCTGTCTTTGGTTGCGATAATCTGTCTGCTAAACTAATTGCAGATCTGAATTTTGTGTTAACAAATGGTGGAATAGACTCAGGCCCTTTTACCATTCCTTTTAGTATAGCACTGTTTTGCTCAACAGCATTTGGAAGTGTTTTTAATAAAGCGCTTTCTAATTCTTTGGATGGCTTAGCTGGTTGTAAAAGGATACTACCTTGATTTACAGCTTTTACTTTGGCTGGCAACTCATTGTGAATGCTACTATTGTAGCGCTCTTCTAAACTTATAGTTTTAAATAGTTTTGCCATTATGATCTGATAGCGTAATTAATTTCTTTACTTATAATTGGTGCTAATACATGACCAATTGCTTTACCGTCGATGTTAACATCACCTTTCTTATTAAGTATGTTAGATGCAAGAGTTTCAACAGCTGATATCAACTTGTCTAGTTTGTCTTCCTTTTTTTCTCCACTTCCATTAGCTATATTACTTAAAGCATTTCCTATCTCTTGGAACTTAGGTGCTGATGCAGCTAATTGAAGAAGTTTGTCTATTACTGGAGGAGTTGCATTACTCATTTTTCCTAATGCTGTAGTTATCATGTCTAAGCCTATACCTACAGCACCTATTCCAACACCTATACCACCTAATGTAGCTATATCTCTTAATGCTCCCAATCCTTCTTTTTGTTTTGCTAACTTTGATAAGTTTTCGGCAAATACACCTATACCTAGACCTAAATTTATCAAAGCTAGTATACCAAGTCCAAATATGAAAGCACCAATACCAGTCATCATAATAGCTCCAGGTAAAATAATGAAAGACATGGCCAAGAACACAGAGGCTATGGCATTATTTGGCAGTAGAGGAGCAGTAGCCTTTGGTAAAGCAGCTATTGAATTGCATAAGATGGGTGTTGAGATTAGTACAGCAGTTAGTCTGGCAAAAGGATTGCTTGATTTTGAAAGCAGTATTAATGCTCAAATGGAAGCTTCAGTGCTATTAGGTAGAGAAATAAACCTAGATAAAGCACGAGAGATGGCACTCAACCACGATATAGAGGGTGCAACTAGAGAAGTATTAAGAAATGTAGGAGGACAAGCTCAGTGGGGTAGAATGAACATGGTTCAACAAGAAGCCTTAGCTAAATCAGCAGGTATGACTACTGAGCAATTACAAAAAGCATTGGATGCACAGGTGGAGTCAGGCAAATACTCTGGTGAAGCCTCTAGTGCTTGGAAAGAAACTTTAGGTACTACTGTGGCTTGGTTAGGAGCTGTTAAGAAGGGTACTGGTGAACTTGGTCCATTACTTTTTTCTCTTTACCAAATGGTAACGCAGTATAAGCTGATAAATGCTCTAAAGATGAAGAGCAATGCAATTCCTGCAGGAGGTGGAGCACCACCTGTTCCTGGTGGTGGTGGTCCTGGTTTAGGTGGTGCAAATGCAGTAGGTAAACTAAACGTTGGATCTATGTTGCAAGGTGCAGCAGCATTGCTAATCGTAGCAGCAGCATTGTTTGTAGCAGCAAAAGCATTTCAACAGTTTGCTACTGTTGAATGGTCATCTGTTGCTAAAGGAATTGTAGGTTTAACAGCAATGGTAGGAATTGCTTACTTATTAGGCAAAGTAAAAGGACAGATTATTCAGGGATCAGTAGCAGTAGCTATATTAGGTGTTGCTTTAATACCATTTGCCTATGCAATGTCTTTAATTGCAGGTTTAGACATAAAAGCAATACTGGCAGCAGGAGCAGGAATGGTTTTGTTTGCTGGAATTATGATTGGTTTAGGATTTATTATGGGAACAGGAATAGGTGGTGGTTATATTATATTAGGTGCTTTGGCTTTGATAACGTTAGGTTTAGCTATATACTCTTTTGCTGAAAAACTATCATATCTTAGCCAACAAAAAGAAGGATTAGGAGCATTAAGAGATCTAGCTACATTAGGTGGTATAGGTATTGGAATAGGTGCTGTAGGTATAGGCTTAGACATGATAACCACAGCATTAGGAAAAATGAATAATGCAACTCCTCCAGTAATAGACAAACTTCTTCAACTAGCTGCATCAGCACCTAAGTT